TTTGATTACAGCCTTGACTACCTTACCACCTGTCTTACCACCAACTTTAATTCCTCCCCGAACTAATTGTTTTGTAATCTCTTTGCCTACACCTTCATCTATATTATACTCAACTTCTTCTTTCTTTGAACTGTTACCCCAGTTCTTTGCACCTTTCTTTCTGCACTTGACTAATGCTCCAGAAGCGTATGCAGAAGGCCAAACACTGTAACGTGACTTCACCTTATGGTAACAAGCGTCCTTTGTACCACTACCCTTTCCTTTCTTATCTTCCTCGTCTAGTTCTTCTACTTCTGATAAGAGTGCCTCAAGAACTGCATCCCTAGAACCCCAAAGGTCACTCTCAGTAATAAATGTCTCTACTAATTCTTCATCAGACCATCTATCAAGATCATATCCTTCCTCTGATAAATTTTCAATCCAAGTATCAAAAGCCTGTCTATAGTCATCTCTCTCCATGAGCTTGAGTTGTTCCCACTCTGCTCTATATCTTCCTTCTTTCTTCAGTGGTCCTATTGTATTATTACTTCCTTTCCAACGGTCTAAAACTTCATGAGGTTTAGCACCCTTTTCTGTCTGTTGCTTTTTAAAATCTTGAAATGCAGCAGTCTTCTTTTCTGTTGCTTGCTTTGCCTCAGCACGTTTCTTGACATCCGCTTGTGCTTTATCTTGGATTGCCTGTAATTTAGGATTAAGTGCCTCGTACATTGAAGAGTAGGCTTCAGAAAGATTGTCCATTTTGAAAGGATACAGTATGTCTATCATAACGTATTTATTATATCAATAAATAGAAGACAGGGACTCTATAATTTTAGCTAAATGGCTCGACAGGGAATATTTACTGGATTCACACCGAATGATGGTCTGGGAGATTCCCTCGCCTTGGGTGCAACCAAAGTAAACCAAAACTTTACAGAGATCTATACTACCTTTGGTGACGGAACAAACCTTAGTGCCAATGCAGGGAGTGCTGGTACTTGGACAAAGGCAGGGAACTCAGGAATCTACACAAGTAAGAACGTTGGCATCGGAACAACCGATCCTACTGCTGCTTTATTTGTATCAGGTAACGTTCAATTAACAGGTATTACAACTGGAACATTCGTTGGAGATGGTTCTGGTCTGACTGGTGTGACTGCAACAGGTTCTGGTGTTGTCATTAAGGATAGTGGTGTTCTGGTTGGTGTTGCACAAAGTCTTAACTTCGATAGAAACTTAGATGTTACACAGGCATTTGGTGGTAACGTCACAATCGGTGCTGCTGATACAGTAGGATTTGCATATACTTCTGGATTCTCTACCACATCTGCATATGCAAACGTTGCTGGAGTATCTACCACATCAGGAACAGCTGGGTTCGCTGACACGGCAACACTGGCACTGACTGCAAACTTTGCCACAGTCGCTGGTATTGTAACCTACGCACAGGCATCTGGTATTGCAACTAACTCAGGAGTAGCCGAGTACGCAAAGGTAGCTGGTGTTGCAACATACACTGGTAACACTGGATTTGCAACCATGGCTGGGTATGCACACACAGCTGGTATCGCCTCAGTCGCACAGAATTTAACAGGAACTCCATCAATAGTTGTTGATAATGTCAATGGTCTTGGAATTGTAACCTTCCCAGGCCAAGGTAGTAAGATGCGTTTTGACTTTGACGCAACAGGTGACTTACCTAGTGCTACAAGTTGGAGAGGCATGTTTGCATGGGCAAACAATACTAAAACTGCATACGTCTCTAGTGGAACCACAATGGGTGGTTACAATGGTTGGAGACAGATACTTCATGGTGATCATCTAGGTAACTACTTCACCGTGGGTGTTGTAACTGCATCCAAGTTTGCTGGTGATGGATCTGAACTTACAAACTTACCATCAACAGATAGTATTTGGAGAACAAACTCCACTGGTATTCATACTCTCAGCAACGTTGGTCTTGGAACTACCAACACAGAGGGATATAAACTTAAGGTTGTAGGTAATCTTAAACTTGCTGGTCGTTTAGATGGTACTGCCACAGATAACTTACTACCATTCTTGTGGGCAACTTACGCATCTCTACCATCATCATCCACATATCATGGTCAGTTTGCTCACGTTCATGAGACAGGAAAGGCATACTATGCACACGCTGGTTGGAATGAACTAGTCAATAAGAATCAAGATAGTACAGTCGGAACAGGGACTGAAAACTATAATATTGGTGTTGTAACTGCAACATCATTTACAGGTGATGGATCTGGATTAAGTAATATCGCAGTATCCTATGCAGCTTCTTCTGGTATCGCAACTCTAGCACAAGGATTAGTAGATAAACCTGATATCTTAGTTGCTAATATCAACTGTACTGGTATTGTTACTGGTGCAACATTCGTTGGAGATGGTTCTGGACTGACAGGTATCACTGCATCTGGTAGTGGTATTATCATTAGAGAAGGTGGCACACTCGTAGGAACTATTGGAACTGTAAACTTCGGAACTGGTTTCAGTGTTTCCCCTGCATCTGCTGGTGTTGTAACAGTCACCACATCAGGTGGTGGCGGTGGTGGCATCTCTGGTATGGTATACCAAGAGGAAGGATCTACTGTTGGTACTGCACAGACAGTTAACTTTATTGGTGCTGCATGTACAGTAACGCATAGTGGTGGAGTTGCAACTGTTAACTTGGCAGGAGCGGTTCCATTCACAGGTGCTGCTGCAACTATCACTGGTCTAGATATATCCCAGTATGAACAAGCATACTCATGGGGCAACCATGCAAGTGCTGGATACATCACAAATATTAATGGTTCAAACTTAGGTGATCTATCTAATGTTTCTAGTGCAACTCCAAGTACCAACCATGTACTAACATGGAGTGGATCACAATGGGTTCCAGCTGCTGCTCAAGGTGGTGGCGGTGGTGGTATCAATGGTATCACTATCAAGGAAGAAGGAACCAACGTTGGAACTGCAACCAGTATCACATCCATCAACTTTGTTGGAACTGGAGTCACCGCAACTGCAACTGGTCAGGATGCAACTATTACTATCACTGCCGTGAGTGGTGGTGGAGGTGGTGGTGTATCTACTACTGGATTCGGAACATACACTGCATCCGCTGGTGTAGAACAACAGATTGATTCATTCTCTGCTGCTAGTTACTCTGGTGCTGAGTACACATTCATGATTGGTCTAGGAACATTCAGACAATCACAGAAAGTTCTCGTCATGCACGATGGAACTACAGCGTTCTCACAAGAATATGGCATCATGTTCTCTCCAGAACAACAGGTATCCATTGCTGCAACAATAAGTAGTGGTAACGTTTTAGTTAAGTTCACACCAGAGGCAGGGATCTCTGGATTGTCCACATATAGATACGTTAAGACTCTGATTCAAGGCATATGATTCATACTAGTACGAACACTCTTGATAGGACCAATCTAGCGACTAAGCCTACTGATCCTGATGCTAAAAAGGCATACTCTATCAAGTGTTATACCAAAGACGATTGGGTCTTCATACATGAAGAACTAGAAAAAGATGGTTCACTGGAAGATAATATTCCAGATCCATCAATAGTGTGTCCTGATAAGAAGGAACATAGTGATACCAGAGCAACTTACATGTTGACTGATGCGGAAGCAGAAGATTTAAGAAAACATGAGAAGGTAGAGTTTGTTTGTATTGACTATGACGTATATCCAGGCAACTACTCTCCAGATCCCAAAGATATAGTCGCTGGTATACAAAAATTTGGTAGGGGATCAGGTTCAGTATCCAACTACAGAGCATGGAATACTGCACCTTCTGGCACTAGACCACCAACAACTCAGGCTGGTATTGGTGCATCAGATAAGAACAGAACTGGATATCAAATACTAAGACACACTCAGAAAGAAAATCCTTGGGATGCAACATCCACTGGACTGACTGGAGCTGATCATATTATTATAGAACAAGAACCAAAACAATTAGGTGATGGTACTGGCGTAGATGCAATCGTATCAGATGATGGTTTCTGGATTGCACACCCAGAATTTGTAACAACTGCCGATGATCCTGTGGGTTGGTCAACAGGAAACGCATTGACATGGAGTGGTATATCTACAACACCAGGCACATGTGGTGTCCTAGATGTACTTCTTGATGGTCCATATTATATTGACCCAGACTGGTTCAATGCAGATCCAGGCA